CAAAATCCAAGGGTAATAAGTTGAAGTGTAAGATGAATCAATTGCGGTGTTATCTAAGTTATCAACTGCCTCTTGTGGGTAGATAATTTCGTACTGACTACCTCCGTCTGGAGTGTACATATTGTAGTCAGGTGTTGTAACAATGTAAACTGAGTCAGCTCTTTGTTGTTCAACAAGACCAATTGCTGCTTCACACAAGTTTGAGTTATTAACGTAATCAATACTTGCTGTTGCAAATACGTTTATGTTTGTTGATTCAGGATTGTCAAATGTTAACATACCCAACAAATAAGCGTAGTAATCAGAGTTTGCAAAATCCTGAGTGTTGTTAGCAACGACGATTCTTTTAAAAGTTCCATCACCAGTCGCGTTAGGGTACCTCACTGATGGGTAAGCACCCTGTAAGTAACCTGACGCACCTAATGCGAATCTGTCCTGATTTGTTCTGAACTCTCTGTAAGCATCCCATCCATCAAAACCACCTTGGAAACAGAAGGTAAACTTTCTCGAAAACAAGAAATAGTAAGGATTATCTTGAGTGTCAGGGTCGTCTGTAAAGTCAGCAACACCACACACAAACGCCGCTTGACCACTTGTTACATAACCGTCTGAGATGGTAACAACAGTAGCGCCTGAGTCCATATGGAAACCTTGAGTTAGGTAGTTCCAAGGAGTAGAATCAGTAGCCAAAGTCCAGTTTGTCACAGGGTTTTGTTTACCTTTGTATTGTAACAAGTCTGAGTCAATACCTAAAGAACTTGACATACCTAAATATGTTCTTCTTACAACGTCACCTGATGTAGTTGTTATGTTTGAACCACCAGCAGTTGTACCAAATGGAGGGTCATAAACAGTTTCACCTGGAAAGAAGTATTTGTTTTTGATAATTGGGAATGGAGATGGGTTTGTTGCAGTCTCGTATACACGTGACTCCAATCCGTAGAATCCACAAGGAAGTGCATCTACAGGTGCTTCATCGGACATTTCAATCATAATATAAGTTGAGTTCAATGGGAACTCACCGTTAGAGGAACCAATTTTCTTACCAACGAAACTGTTAGAGAATGGGTCCATAGTACAATTAGTGTATTTTTCGTAAACAACAGGATTTGCATCAGTATCGAAGAAATCTCTAACTAAGACATCAAAAGTCATATTTCCAAATGAAATGTTTTGAATTGAAATTTTGATTTCAGTGTTAGCTGAGTCCCCATCAGAAATTGATACAAATCTAAAAAGTTTGTAAACCTTATTACCTCTCAATTCAGATACAACATATGGTGTCTTAGGAGTTTGGTATTTCTCTAAGTACCAAGCAATTGAGGTAGTAGAAGTAGTGTCTCTTGCTTCAGGTAGTGCAACCAAGTCACAATTCAAACCACGAATGTAACCTTTATTGTATCCGTAGTTTAATAAACCTGGGTAAGATTCTTCAACAAACAATGGAGTTGTAAATCTTGACTTACTGAAGTTTGTAAGACCCAATACTTTTGTAATGTAATTTGTATCATTAGATTGGAATGAACAATCAAATGTAAATCCTGAACCTTGATAAGTTACACCACTAATTTGGAATGGTGCGAACGGTGATAAATTAACACCAGAGTAAGCTCCTGAACAGTTCATAACAACATCAGTAAGACCTGTAACTTGATAATTCATACCGTGGTTGTTTGAGTCATAAATTGAAATACCTCTGGAACGTAAAGTAGCAATAACTAAATTATTATAATCACTAAATGCAGTACCACTATATGTGTAAACACTACCTGAAACAGTTCCCGAGAATGTGGATGATGCTCCTGTGTAGTAGTTTGTCACTGCGTAGTTCCAAGAATAACCTGAGTAATCGTTATCAGTGTAGTTGTTGAACGCAGCGTAATACCAAGGGTCATTTACACCATCAGTTAAATCAGCATCATCAAGATTTAAATTGTCACAACCAAAAACGTTGTCTAAAGTTGTGTATGTCCCTTCCAAGTTACTAAACCCTGAAGAAGAAACACTACCATAAACGTTAACAGTGTTAGCGGAAATAGATGTATTACCTGAAATTGACTGAATGAAAGTTAAGAAATCAGCACCGTATGATGATGTTGAACCATCATTCAAAGTATATTGAGTGTTTAAGTCGTTACTTACTTCAGTAGGTAGTGCGCTAGTAAAAGTAATTGAAGTACCAACTGATGACCCAGTAAATGTTGCCGACCAGTTTGATACACCTGCATTCAAACCAACAGTTGTACCGTCTACGTTGGCAACAATTCTGATAGACCAAGATGGACCCGCATCATAACCTGACAAACCGAGAACCCTTGTTACAAAAAGTTGGTTAGATTGTTGTAAATAAGATTTAGCGATGTAAGCGGCCTCGTACTTTGGGATTTGAGTACCTATAAATTTTACAGGTTCGGTTCCCCCAAAGAAATTTTGGAACTCATCGTAATTTGTGATAAAAATTGGTTCGAAAGCTGGACCTTTTAAAGTTTCACCTACTACACCCAAGGTGGTTACACCCACGCTCTGTGCTACAAATGATAAATCTGTTTCGGATGTATAGACCCCAGGTGATACAAAAACCTTTGAATTAACTTGTGTTGCCATTCGTTATTATTTTCTTGATGTTATTTATTTCTTCATAAATATTAGAATAAAAGACAAAAAACTTGACTTTTGAATATGTATTTGTAAACAGGCGCCTTTTTTTCTGCCTTTTTTCTACCTTATGGAAAAACCCCGTCGTAATATCAAGAACATAAAGATTTCTACTGAGTCACATTTGTTACTAAAAAAACACTGTGATAAACACGGACTCAAAATTCATAAGTTTTTAGAAAAACTTATTTTTGAAAAATGTAAAGAAAGTAAGGATATCTACGGAGAGGATTAAACCAACTTTGCTGTAAAATCTACTTTAGCAATTTCCCCTGCAGTTTCTTTAGTAACTTCAATCAAAATAGTATCTGAAGTATTGAGCTGAATTTTGTTTAAATCAGAACCATAAAAATTACCGTTGATGTAAACATCGAAAGTATCGACATTAAGTGTTGTATCCAAATTCAAATCAATTCTGTAGTCAATTACGTCACTTAAAGAAGTGTTTCCTGAGGTATATAAAAAATTGAAAGGAAATTGGTCGGGATTTGGGGGTGATGGTTTTCTATGTTTGTTTGCAGACAACTGTGTGTCTACTTCATATAATTGTAAAACCCTACTAACAGCTGGTTTAACCTTGAATTCTTCCTCGTCAATTAAATAACCTAACATAGTAAAGTCATAACTTTGAACGTAGAACTTCCTTTTTTCCAAATCCAAAACTGATTGGTCCGTGATATTCGTATTGATGATTGGTACGTACTGCCCTTTGATGAAAGTATATGCTTGTCTCGATGCAAATGTTTGTAATACATTTTTATTGAATGTATTAAGTTCTCTCATACGGTTACAAATAATTTTTACCTGATAACTTATATCAACAGGTACGGGCTGAGGGATAGTATAAACATCATAACCCTTCATATTTCCATTCCAAGTTGGAACCGTTGCATAATAAAATTGTTTTCTTACAGGAATTGTATATTGTGTAGAAGGATTAGTTCCGTATTTTACTTCAGGTATCCTAACAACTGTTACAAACGGAGGTAATGTGTTAAAATCAGGGTCTTTAAAGTTCCAAGTTTCAGTAAACTGTGACCAGTTCTGAGTTGTTATGATTTTATCAACTACAGGAACCTTTTGACCTGACACTATTGTTTCCAATTCAGTCTTAACAAAATCAAGCATACCTTGGTCTAAGTCAGCGTGTAACACCGACTTCGGCAAATATGTCCCATCTTTATTAATGTACTCGAGTAATTCTTCTCTTCTTGCAGATAGAATCTTTGGTGGAACTAAATCAATATTCGGTTTGACTTGTTTAGGAAATGCCATTAGTTACCATTAAATTCGTTTATGTTTACAGGAGTAGCAATAATGGTCCTGTAAAAAGGTTTATATCCACCATAGGTGTGCCTATTGTCTGAAACCACC